TTCTCTCTTATTTTTTTCGGAATGAGAATATAAAGAACAAACAAGAGTTTAATATGCTCTATGTTCTATCCCCTAATATGATTGACCTAATACGTCGATGGGTGAAGCGTCGACCTTGGGATAATTCATGGACTTGGGTAGACGATTTCCTGTGGATTGTCATTTGGGCCGACAGTATGTATCTTCTAATATGGTATATCCTTCAACCCTAAAGTGTGCGGTAGCGGCCCGAACTTGGTCGTCCTCGCCTATTACCTGTTGCTTTTCCATCAGGTCCCTCGGGCTTAAGCCATTTGCTGCTTTGAATCTTGCCGGTAGCAACAGGGGCGGAATGTTCCCACGAATAGAATTGGTCTACCGCATGGGCCAAAGCCATGACTGTGTCGTTGTGTCTCCCAACATCTATTATTTCTCCCTGCTTCCAAACATGGTGGTCAAGTTCTTCTAACATGATATTCACGGTCCGCCTTGTTTTATCATCCCCATAGGGGAAATGAATGCGGTGCTGTTCAAACCAGACCCTTAATCTGTTCAAAAGAGCCTGCTTTAACAACTTATTACTGACCTTAGAGCCCCTAAAATCAACCATAGCGTTCCTCTCAAGCAGTAGTTGTTCGTAGAGCCGCTGAAAACCCGCCTCTTCACACGCAAAGGCCGGTCCTTCGTATTTTTTGCACATACTTAGTATCTCATCAACCTGCTTCGCAGGAGGAAAATCATTCCGCCTCCACATATCAACAAAATGAAGGTCGCCTGTCTTGTCTTGCCTAACGACCACCATTACAGAATAATCTCTACCTAGACCATGTGCGGGGTCGAAGCCAATTGCATATTTTCCGTCTATTTCCTTGCCTTTCATCAGTATATCGGTAGATTCTAAGTGCGCCCGCGTATCATAACGCCCATATACCTGTGCTTCTTCATCTACAACCCTACAAAGGTATTCTTGAACGAATGCTAAATCACCCATAGCCTCTTTCTGTTCCAATAAGAAGTCAAGCGGTCGGTGTTCCGGCCATAAACAGTCTAAATCCACACCATCGGGGTCTGCTTTCCACTCATCCCAATTAGGGAGTGCAGAACCGAGCCATGTTTTCCATGCATCATTCTCTAACATTTCAGTGTGATATAGGTCAGTCATCCCCATTGGTGTTCCAACACAATAGAGCCAAGTTCCCGGAGAAAGCATAGGTGTGATTTTTTTCCTAAACCAATGTCTTGTTGATTCGGGCGTAACATCTCCCGTATCGTCTAGTATATCATCCATAGCAATACAGGCAGGGTGCTCCCCACGAATTGCTGAACCAATACCGGTAGCCTTAATCCATGCGCCATTAGTAAATCGGAGATTCAATTTTCCACCCCTTCTCTTATCAATAAACTTCCTAAGTTCTCTATGTCGCATCATATCGTTCCTAATTTCTTCGAGCCTGTTTGCTGCTAATTCCTTTGACGCAGAGAACAACCATATAGTGAAAGGTTTGTCTCTCCATGTATTAAACAAACACTGATGCAACATTACCATCCTCAGGGTTGTTGATTTGGAATGGTCACGCGGAGCGATAATACAAACACGATGAACATTTACATCTCCCCTGTCTCTATACAATTTATCCCATTCGTCTATATGGTCACCCCAAACATAACCAACCCATTCATAAAAATGCTTGAAATCAGTTCTTGACCGTTCTAAATGAAATCCCTTTAGTATATCGGTCATTTGCCCCACCTATCCCAATACCACTTAGAATAACGCTCCTGCAACCAAATATAGATTCTCAATATCATTCTTCAATCACCGGCTTAAACATACTACCTATCATGCCTTCTTCGCGGTCAATGATATGTGCAGACATTCCGGCCTGACTTACAAAACCTTTTCTGTAGTGCCAACGGTCATGCCCCGATAAAGAAGGTAATTGAACACAAAATGCTCCACCATGTTCTTTTAGGGCTTGATGATGAAGATGACCTGAAAACCATACCTTGTACCTACAACTACCCCACTGTTCCCACGCTTCTTTAGCCATAGTCGCAGGTAGTTGGTTAGGTCGCACACCATCCCCATGTGTAAAGCCTAGTAGGGTATTTCCATAGATAACATACTGTCTGCTCATGTTAGCATCAAGAATTACTGTGCAATCACTAGCGTTTTCATAGGTCGCTTTCAAATATAGTCCTAGTGTTAGTGTTGAGTGCCGGTCATGATTCCCCGCCATGAAAATAACCTCAACAGGGGCAACCGTTCTGAGCATATCAATATGTTCCTTAGCCAATTCGCACCCATCAAGAAGTATTTGTGCAGGGCTCCCATATCTGTCTTGAGCCGTTCCCTTAGTAGTCGTTCCTAAGTCATTATCCACATGAAACCAATCTGACCCTGCTGCAACGATTATTTTTTCAGGTTTTCCGGGTAGTCTCGATACCAAAGCATTCGTAGCATCGTGAAGTCTTTTTCTCGCTTCATCGAAGTCATATCTTTCACCTACTTCATCCTCCCAACCATACTTACCATAATGTAGGTCTGTAGGGGATATAACAAGGGCATAGGGCTGAGTCTTCTGTATTATTAGTTTTTTAACAGTACGAGACTTTGGTGTGTGAATCCTTAGATGCTCAATAAATGTATCTTCAAATCTCCTCCACTTTTCAGCGTCTTTTTGAATCAAATCCCACTTTTTCTTCTCATAGGTTATGTGTAGCGAGCGTCTTCGACGCAGAAGTAAATCATCAACAAGGTCTTCTACTGAATCTGCTTCTCTTAATTCTTCATCAGTGAATGGGTCCATATCATGAGTCCACTTATGCACTCTTCGGTATTCATCAAACCAAAGGCGCGGAATCTGAAAATCCCTAGAAATCTGCCCTACGCTTGATGCTTTATTGACCATATTGCTATATGCAGTTTTCATAGCCCTATGTGTGTCTCCACTAACAGTAAGTGGCTTATTACCCGCTGACCGTATGAATGTGACATAAACATCAGTTTGGGAATTGTAATAGTAAGGGTCATCAGAAACCCAACTGTTATCTGCATCCTCTAAATCTAATTCATTTGTAGTGAAGGGGTCTTGTTGTGGTGATTCTTCATTATAGAAGGCCCTAAAGCGAGAAACAAGTGATTTCCAAGAATCGGGCTTTTTAGGACCTACCCCTAATTGGTTATAATTAACCTCCCATAGGTAGTATGCGAACTCTTTGTCTGTTCCGGTCCAATGTTCTAAGTGTGGTCTTATTCTCGCTAATGATTCATCGTTTAATTTGTAACGTCGTTCCTTTCCCATATACTGCGGAATCTGTTTCCATAGATAAACCCTTCGCCTATCAGAACCCTTTTAACAGTCTTGGCCTTTGCATTAAGACATGGCTGAGCGTAGATTCTTTGATTTCTTGCGTCGAAACCCCTCTAAAACAGATGAGAACATAGAGGAAAAGCGTGTCGAGCGCGTAGCAATAAAGAGACCTGTCTCATTCGCTGAGGTTGCCGGATTATCGGATATTTTTGAGGACACAGGACCACTAAGGGACCATAAGAAGCAATTTAGGAGAACTAAGTATGATGATGAGTTCGACCTATACGATGAAATGCTAAAACTAGACCCCGAACTGAACGGTGCGGTCAGGTCAGTTAGCCTAACAGCGAATAATTGGGAGATTGATTATTCCAAAGGCAAAAACAGGAAAATACGAAATGCTATTGAGGATTTTGTCTATGCTATTGACTTTGACGATATTCTCATAAATATGCTTCGTAATTTAATGGTCTATGGTAATGATGTTAATAAATTGGTTGGAAAGACCGGAGTTGGTATAACAAAGGTGCAATCCCTACCGCTGCATCAAATAACAATCAAAGATGAAAGGGGTATAGAACCTCCTTCAGTTACTCGCGAATCCCCTATAATGGAGGCTAAGCAATATATCCTACAGGAGCAAGGCACATACCCACAGGAGTTCCCTGTAAGTGAGATATGGCATACTCGGATAGATTACAGAAGCAATTGGTTTCAAGATAGGCTCGGTCGCTGGAGTTACGGCGTTTGGGGTGCTTCTAGGTTCTCAAGCCTAAAGCAGCCCATCCGAGCAAAATACAACATGATTAACAATCGTATAGCCCTTGAAGAAGCCCTGACCAAACAATACATTACCATTGACGCGGCTTCGGTCGAACACATAACAGACCCCGATGAACAACAGGAACGCCTATCTTACATTATGACACAGGTAGCAGAATTACTAGAAGGACTAAGGGGTGACCAAATACCAATCCTCCCTTCCTATGTGGAAATGCACCATGTCGATTTGAAAAACACAATCCCCGACCCAACAGCATTCTTAGACATAGTGAATGGGGATATATCAGCCGTTTTACAGGTCCCGCGCGTAGCAGCAGGTCAAGAGCGTGGTTCAACCTTTGCTGCAACATACTCTGCTTCTATGTGGAGTATTCAAGCCATTCAACGCCTTCA